GTGTGTTTTTGCCTGCCAAGCTTCACAACCTGTCGTCTTCGTCTCGTAACCTACCGTTTCGATCTTGTATTTGATTATGCCCACACCGCCAGACAACGGTGAACCTATAGTCCCACCCCCGCAGACTCCAAGTGAAGCGCTCGAACGAGCGAAACAGGTCGCACGTGGAGGTGTTTGGGCAGACGATAACGATATTTCGTTCGAATGGCGCGGGGAGGATACGACATCCCTTCAGCCGCTTGCGGCCCCCACTTTGGTTACTCAGACAGCATCCGAAACGGCGCAGTCACTCTTGCGTTCGATCGGGATAGACGAAGACTCAGAGAGGGCGATTGCTCGGATCGTACAGCGCCAACTGCTCCGCGAGCTGGGGTTCCCGTCGGGCTCGTTCAAAGACGCGATGAAGTCCCTGCTGGCCGAGAACGACAAACGAGTTAAGGCCTGGCTCGAAACCGCTATGACCGACCGAGTTGAGTCTGTCAAGCAGACACGTGCGGACGAGATCAACGAACTGTCCACACGTCTTAAAATCGTCCAAGCACAGCTCGATGAACTTCAGGCATTCCTCAAGCAGGACACAGAGGCACGTACTACCCTGATTGAGGAGGCCTCTACGATTCTTAAGACTCACCGCCGTGCGGCTGGTGACGACGAATCTGAGGGGTCGCAGATTGCGCGATTCAAGGAGGCTACGGCGGAGCTCGAGGCGAAAGCTGAGATCTTGTCGCGGACACGTGCGATCGTACCTGCCGGCCCGCCGACCCGGCGCTTAAAGAAGACGTTCTACTGACTCTTTAGAAGGAGAAACTAGGAAAGAAAACCGCAATTTTTGAAAACTTCCTACCCGATCCTAATCGTTCATAACAATAATGTCTACACTTGGCGCGTTCGGCGACGACAGCACAACCAGCATCAGCGGCGTAGCCGGTAGGCGACAGGTCCCTGGGCTGTCGGCCGTTCCCCTATCGATTCAAGTCGTGCGCGCTGACCCCGTTGGCCTTGCATACCTCATGTGTCAGATCGTAAAGACACAGGACAAGATGCTCATCATGCGTGCTATAGCGTCTGCAGTATGTTCGATTTTCGAGGAAGACGTTAACTTCACTGGCGCGTCGAACCCTGTTGAGGCGTTGACCGACATCCCAGAGCTGACGGACGAAAACGCTGCCGACATCGTGGTAACCAACTTCAAGGGAGCAGAGCCGTGTACACTTGCCGACATCGCGCCGTTGCTCGCATGTGACAGTGATGAGATTGCATCGTGGTTTGGGCTCATGTTTTACGCGGGCACTAAACGTGTGACGACGGCGAATCGATCGGCATTTAATGAGAAGCGAGCGAACGCCGTTGCAAGCGCTGTCGTAGGAGACCTGGTTATCTTCGTGCCCTCCTCGCCGTACTTAGAAGACAGTATCCTCCAGAAAGTCAACGCCAGCTTCACTGCCATGGGGACAATTAGAGCGCACATGATAATGAAAATAGCGGAGCGGACGGGCACAGTTACCCTTGGACCGAGAACAGCGTTCATGATGATGTTCCTACTACTAGAGGACGGCGGAACGGGCGCACTACGTATTATTAAAGAGGCCGTCCGAAGGTACGACTGGATCCGCACCGACTTCCCCGAGCTCCGGCCTGACCTTGCTGCAGCTGAAGCTGCTCAGCGCATCATCAGGTCTGTACCGGAAGCGCACCGTGCGTTCGCGAAACCGATCTACGGGAATACTTTCGTGCCTGCATCGCAAGCAGACATTCGCGGTTTACTCGGTGTCTGTAAGAATATCCTGGCCCGTACGACGACAACGTACGCTCGGTTCGGGGGGGGTGTGCTGACAGAACGACAACAAGCACACATCGATGCAAAACTCGCCGCTGACCAGATCGTCGAGACAACCGCCGAGACGTCATAACCTCGGAACAAGACACTAGGGAGAAATTGTTATTTTTCAAAACTACCCCGCCATGGACGACGACGATATCTTTGACACTCTCGACACTAGGTTCGACGACGATCGAGCCGAAGGTCAACATACGCGTGCTCCGCCGGAGAAGCACCTGGACTCGCCGATAGTCACCACGGGGCTTGAGCGGATTGCGGCCCTCCTCGCAGGTGCAAAAAAACAGGGAATGCGCGGATCGTTGGTCAACTTCCAGAACTACATTCGGAGTGACCTATCGAGGTCGTACGGTGGAATCGCTGAGTCGGCGTCGTTCGTCTACGACTACATGAAACAGAACGACCTCGACGAGATGCCCGCTATTCTCACTGCCCGCTACTACCCTCGGTTCTTCTCAACGGGTACTCTACGCGAAGACGACCCTTCGTCCGACTACTATCGCGCCTCGCGTCCGTATGACCTCGCGCTCAAGGCCTACCTCAACGACATCGCGGACCTTCTAACCGCGGACGAGCTAAGACGCGTGACGCGCCGATTCCACGTACCGACACGAGCATCTGATGATGTCAAGTACTGGGCGTGTCGGAAAGCTTATTGGTCCGAGGTGGTCGAGAAGTATCGCCACTACACAGTGACCGGCTCGGTGGCTCACGGGCCGATACGACGTCACTTGACGCGCGCGCTTGTTTTCAGCTTTTCACCTGGAATCATCCTAGTCAAGCAGAACACAGGTGGCTTATACTTCGACGCCGACGGCCATTTCTCGATGACGTACGAACAGCTCCAGATGATACAGGACGCTGTTACTGCCCGTTTCAATGTCGTACTTGCGTTGCACATCCGTCTCCACAACGGGTCGGATGGACTTGCAGAAAAGGTCGCCGAACTGATCGAATGGGAAGATAGATGTCTAGAGCGGTACTCCGACGGCGGGTATGATCTGGTCAAGTCCCCGGAAGCCATGTTCAAGACTCGGATTAATACCCTCGTCGGCGGTGACATCCTGCCTGTCTCATCGTACAGCCGGACTCTCCGGAAAATGAGGGACAAGGAGCTCACACATAACACAACTACCCCGATGATGGATACCTTGGACAGTATATGTCGACAGTGCACAGACATCCGGGACTGCGCCGAGCTATTTGGCCTAACGAAGGTGTCAGGCCACCCCGCCGTTGATCCAGTACGGTCTGCGGCTGCTGTCCGCAACGAGAGCCAGCCGTACGGACACATTGAGTCACTACGAGTGATCGAGATGACGCGATGCTTCAAGCATATGGTGTTGAGTGGATACATCAACCGTCACACGAGATGGCCACCATTTAACCTGAGGCCTAGGCCAGGCACGACGCTACGTCGCCTGTGGCAGGGCCGTGTAACGTCTTTACCTATAAACGCCTACCCACTATCAGACTTGGATCACATTGAGTTCGGTCAAATCATCCAATTCGATTATTCTGAGGACTATCTCAAATTCCTCGATGACAAGGCTATCGGTCCAGGCGCACAACACACCGCGTCGTTCTGGTTCGGAGGGTCGGACGAGCCACGGCGATTACTCTTGAAAGCACTTAGTGAAGCAAAGATAGACATGCGAGATATTGTCCAGCGCCTTTCTGCCGGCGGATTCACCCGCGACGAGCTGATCGTCGAGCTCACACAGAAGGAGCGTGAGCTTAAGCCCGCTGCACGCTGTTTCTGTAAGCTACCCCTCGCTGTTAGGTGTTACTTCACACTCTTAGAGTACAATCTGGGAGAACACTTCATGAGCAAATATATTCCGCAGCAGACAATGACCATGTCGGCCGCGGACACAAAAAAACGACTTTTCCAAATTGCTACCGCCACTGGCGAGAAAAATGCCCTCCTCGAAATCGACTTTTCTCGTTGGAATCTCCGGTGGCGAGAGCACACTGTGCATCCGATATCCCGAATAATAGAGGACCTATTTGGTATGCCCGGCGCCTGGTCACAGGCACACCCCTTCTTCTTCAAATCCACTATCGTACTGACCGACAAAAACTCGCTGCCCGAAGGGGTAACACCTGGAAGTCACGCCTCGACATGGCGCGTAGGACCGCTTGTATGGCGAGGGCACCGAGGGGGTTTCGAGGGCATCCAGCAGAAATTGTGGACCTTGTGCACAATCGCGATGGTGTATTGTGCACTGACGAAAATACGCGCTTCCTTCATAATGGCCGGACAAGGCGACAATCAGATCCTCGCCATAAGTTTCATGTTGAAAGGGGCCGAAACTCGGGCATCGTCACTGATCAGGCTTCTCGGCTTGCTCGAGCTAGTATGCAGTCAGCTGAACCATGAAGTCAAACCGGAAGAATGTATAGATTCGAGCTCTGTGATAACGTACAGTAAAGAGTTGTACGCCGCTGGCAGTCATGTCTTGTACACGCTCAAGTTTGCCAGTCGGACATTTGGTCGAGCCGACAGCGACATTCCGTCGCTATCTGCAGAGATCGCAACGCTCTGTTCGGCGTCGGGCATGGTTGCGAACACACTGCTGTATCCTCTTAAAGCTTTCTTTTGGCAGTGTATCCACATCTGCATGCTTGCGACCGAATGGATCGAGTCGCCAGTTCACCTTATTGAGCGACGTGCACTGAAGCAAGTTTTCCGGGCGGACGATCCCGACGTGTCGACCTTCGCGTTACTGCTGCCTGGAAGTTTAGGTGGACTTCCGATCCAGGCGTACACTCGTTTCATGATACGAGGCGAAGTTGACAGTTTAACGTGGGACGTGACCGCCGTCAAGAAGACTGGTCTGCAGTTCCGACCGATCCGGGCAGACTTGAGTCATCTTGTCGCCGGCAGGTACACGCCCGTCAGGCCGGACCTAACCCAACTTATCGCCGATCCGCAGTCCATTCCGATCCAGCGACCAACCGACGCACGTAGGCTCATCAAGGAGGCCGTGACCAACGCGATGTCGGAAAAGACGCGCAACTGCTGGATTCGCGAGCTAGTCACGACGAATCTTGATTCCGTCGGAGACGCCCTCCGGCTGGCCTTGTCCTCCGCTCGGCCATTGTACCCAGACATCTTCGCAGACCTTCATAAGGCCTCGCTCGCGGGTCTGTGCGACTCTATTCGTGCCAGGTTCAACATGACAAGGACCATCGCGAAACTCGTCGGAGGACGACAATTCCTGACCGAAATCAGACTGTCCAACCAGCACCTTCTACGGTTTGTGCGAGACCGGTACGACTTTACCTTGCTCCACCGCTCCATCCCTGGTACCCCGAAGATGGTCTATGATATATGTAGTAAGCTGCGCAGACAGTGGTCCCCGCACCTTAACAACGCTACGGTTGGGACTTACTGTCCACTGGACTTCCCGTTGTCCACAGCCGTCATGTCAGCGGTTGGGATCATGGCCGCTTCCCGGTCGTCTATCCTAGGCGCTCACCTAGAGCCCGGGCCCTATCCGCCGAACTTCGGTACGCGCACTCGAGAAAAGGTATCGTCACACGGGTTCAAAATAATCACGAGCGATGACACAGTTCGCGACCTTCGCACACTGGTCACGACGAACAGTGAGTTACGAAGCGGACCGAGTTTGCGGAATCTGATATCCGGGATATGCCAATCTCGCTCACCCTGGTCCCTAGACACTCTCGAGAAGTACTTCCCAACTAAGTATGGGGGCACAGGAGTCCACCGTCACGCAAGGATGCAACTACGGCCGTTCGCAACCATGGGATCGAACACAATCCCGACGCACCTCAACTTCTCGAGTGACCGGAGCGGGACGCTTTGCGGCGGAGAGGAGGACGTGTCCGTCGTCTATCAGGAGTTCTACCTGTACCTGAACGCTGTGGCCCAGACACTGTGTCAGGACGTAGATCGGCCTTTTTCTGCCGTCGTCCAGATCGGGGAATCAGCTCTCGAGCCTATACCGGACGCGGAAGTGGACATCCCAACGTCCGTTCATCCGATTTCTTGGCCCAGCATCGATCCGTCTAACCGACTCGCATACGTCTCAGCTCTTCAGTTCAGTCAAACAGCTAACATGCCTGCTGACGACTTGATCCCGACTGTTCCACCGCCACATACAATCGACACGCTTGTTCTCACTACACTCATGTTCCGAATGAAGTACCGAACAGAAGACGTGACACGACTACACTTCCAAGCGCTACACGCTGTGGAACCCATTGATATCAAAGAATTGAGCCGCATCCCACCGGCGCGTCTGGTCAAGCTGTTAGCACGTGCCATTGCGCTTACCGGGGCATACTACATCACGGTCGGTCCCGACCCAATCAGACCCGATACGGTACGGGACACCCTGTACCGCCTCACCGCCGCGGTCGCACCGGGATTTGTCCGCATGTTCCTTCATCCGTCGTTCAAAGAATCGAGACCAGCACGTGAGCTCGGAATCACCCTTGTAGCGGGGCAACGCGTCCCTCACGCGGCGTGCGCAAACCTCGAAGGTGATCTACTCGAGACTGCCTATGAGTATTTAGTGTCCGGTCAGTTGTGTCATGAGCCTTTAACATTAGTTGTATGTGAGGACACCCTTGATAATTTCCCGACAGTCATTCTCGCGTGCGAGTTCTACCGCCTCTTACGGCTGACAGGATTCCGCGCGACCGCGCGATTCCACGCTTGTGTCTCCCGTCTCCTAACTGCCGAGCGCGTCGGGTGGCTCTTCGGCGGACCGACGTACGCCGCGCGGCTGATCTTGGAGGAGGCGCGTAACATTGACATCCGGCTATTCCTGCGTACACGGGACGTGTCCGTTATAAGACGATTATCCCAGAAGTGGCCGGTGTACGTGCAGAGGAAGGTCGACGTCGCAGTATTAACGCGCGAGCTCAGGCTTAAGCCAACTGTTCCGAACATTCCGTGGTCGCCTCCCTATGCGTGGACGGACTGTCCGATGCCAAAAGAACGGACCGGAGTCTCGCGTGTAGAGCACGGGACACACCTGCGACTCGCACCGCTCTGTTTACCCAGCGGTCACCAAGTTGAGACGCTCTCAACTAGAAGATTCATCCGCTACCTGTACCGCACGCACGGACGCTACGCAAGTGCGTACACGCCGTGGAAGATCCTACTTTCACCTCGGCGTAACACCCTCGCAGGGACGAACGTCCTGGTCGTAGGGGTCGGCCGTGGGGCAGTAGCGCGGGTGTTATTAGAACTTGGCGCAACACGCGTGATTGGGTTAGACCTTCGGTCGACCTTCCCCCCGATCGTTCAGCGGGAGTTCTCATACACCCCACAAGAGGTAGTTGACGCTTCTCTATCGGATCGTTTTGTGTGGGCTGACGAATGCTTCTCGTCTACGGGCGATGTGTTCGAACACGACCTTAATAGCCTCCGAGTAACCTATCGGTGCGACTTCATCATCGTCGACATCGAGTCCAAATCGACCGAAGTTCTTCAGGCTGTCTCCCGGTCCACGGGCCGTTTTTTACTCCGTGTTCATGGCTGTCCAGAGTGTATATCATCGTTCACCTCATGTGCACAAGTGATCGCGATCACCTACCTCGACCCTTATGTCCACGCAGGTGTTGCCGCCTGGTTGCTCGACGTCGAAGCCACCGGAACAGGACTATACCCGGGACTAGCCTCGGGGCCACTGGTCTCACCGTCGCCCTTCCTCCCGTGTCTTCCGCCATCAGACGCCATGCGCACAGTCCGAGTCAACGACCTCCTTCGACCGGCTGGCGTCTCAGTAACGGACTCGAGCAGGGCGTCCTTAGTCGCGACTCGGGCTGTACTACGACAAGCAGAGATAGCGACGAATGATATCACTCGAGTGAAACTCTTGCGGTATATCGGCAGCGACCTGGACGATCTTATAACCTGTCTGGAGGTCCCTGACGCCTCGGGCGTGCCCCAGGCGAGAACAGCTCGAGAAAGCGTCTTCGCCGCCGCCGGCCTTAGTACCCGAAGAGCGTGCCGGACCAGTATGTTGTACTTGGCGAACACAAGTCCGGAGTACATCGTCTCAGCGGTTGCCTCGGGCGGAGATGACTGGCCACTCCAAGTAAGTTTTTAAAAATATATCCGTTACAATTTTTGAAAACTGATTGCCGAGTACGGCAGGCCGATGTGCTAATCGGCATCCTCATCCTCGTCATCGCTGCTGTCACCATCACCCTCACCCTCCTCTAGTGTCACAGCACGCAACACGCGTCCGTTTGCTCCGGTCATAGGTGTACGCTCAGCGGTCCCAGTTGTCGCCAAGGTCACCTGAGCACGTCGAGGAGGGCCGGATGTGTCCGTAGGAGACAGCCAGCCGGAGACCCCGTTATCCAGCATACTGCGCTCATCGAGTGCCCGCTTGATCGCCGCATTCTCAGCCGCTGAGTCTAGTAGCTCATGCTCCTCGCTGCTCACCGCAGGCCCAAGTACATACGTCTCCCGACGACTCAATACACCTCTCTGGATCGTCATCTGTGCGTCGTCGAAGGACGCCATAAGGTCGGCAGCCGCGTCACGCTCGCGGTCTGTTTTCTGACTGATGCCCCGGAGCTGCACCGCAGCCATTCCGACTATTCGTAACGTCCGCTCGAGCGACAACATGACATCGGTCTCATGTATAACGTCGTCTAGCGTCGTCTTCCTGCGCTCACCATCGGCAGCAAGCTCGTACACACGGTCCGCGGCATCAACTTCCTCGATCAGCTTGCACGCAGCACACGCGAGACGACTGACCAACGGGACTAGTTGGCTTTCCGCCGCAATGCGTTCATCTAACTCTGCCTTAAGGGCCCCGATAATGCGCTGTGCAGTGCGTAAGGTAGCAGCTACGTTCTCGGACTCAAGCGCGACGTCGCGGTAAGTAGTACGGCTAGAGTGAGGCATGTTCGCTATTTGTTCCTAGTTTCTTTAAATAGGCGATACAAGACTGTGCTGACAAATACAATAGTAGGTCTGGACGCTTGGTGAGACGGAGGGCCCCAGTACCAGAGGCAC